ATCGACTTCAATGTCGCCGACCACTGTGCTGAGTGGGATGCTCCTTACTATGGCACGGTCAAGGACGACCGTGTGTCCTTCACTCGCACCACTCTCAACACCGAGTTCGGTTATATGCGCAAGGAAATCGCGAAGCAGTTTGATGCCTATGACGTACTGAACAACGGCGAGACTGTGCACCACGGTGTTTCTTATGAGATGGTGAATGGCGATGTGGTCCTCTTCAAAGACCTCAGCGCGTGGTTAGAAAAGTATGCACCTGCGGAGTTTCATTTAATGAAGCAGCTTCATCAAATGGAGGTGGCGTAATGCTGTATAGAGTTACAGATTCAAAACCGTTGCACATGGTGAAGGTAATCACTTCGGAGCAACTGACAGAGTATCAGAAATTGTACTCGGTGGCGTGTCGTACACCAGGTTCTTTAAAAGGAGATCTTGACAAATTGTTCGACAAAGTTGAACTTGGTCAGATCTTAATCGATTTCAGCAATCAGGAGGCAGCGGAATGAACAAGAGTTTCGAAACACCATGGTACAACCGAGGCGAAACCGGTGAGTACCTGCGTGACTGGGCAGACTGCTTGGTACACGGTCACGGTCAACCAGACTGGGTGGGTCTTGCAAAAAAGGCAAAGCGTGTGGGTTTGAGCGACCAAGAGGTCAACGAGTTTTTGAAGTCTGAAGAGGAGGTGGCATAATGCATGAATTACTTGAAATCATTCTCGAAGATCTGCACTACATGTATGAGCAGGAAGGACTGTTCAGCAAAGACGTTTTTCGTGATATTGCAGAGATGATCGAGAAGCGTGAGTATGAATACTCGCAGATGGTCGAAGGAAGAAAAAGCAGGATCGCGCCACGTCGCAATCGATTTATAGATTATCGATGAGGGACGCGGACTCCCCATTTAAAAGCACTATATAATGGAAAAAGGAGAGAAATTATGAAGTGGATGGTCTTTATTGTAGTTGCTGCCTTGAGCAGCAACTCTTTTGCATTGGGGGATAAGGAAAAGGGTGCGATTATTGGCATCACCAGCACTTTGATCCTGCAGGAGATTCTAAACCGCAGGGGTCCTATGGTTTATCCGCAGGACAGATATGGCGGTGAGTTTCCCCCATTCCGTTGTACTGGTTCAGAAGTCGAGTGTGCTTATGAACTTGGAGTCTATGAACGAAAGCGTGAAGAATGGGAAGACATGAAGCGTCAAGCATATGAGTGTGGACGCTATGGTAGAAACTGTAAGTAAGTCTACCTTTCTTTTGCTCCTTATAAGTATATTGGCATCATGCATATCCAACGACGGTAGACACGCATGCTTCCCAGTCGTTTTGGACGATGTATATGTCTTATCTTGCGCAATTATTACAGAATGAATGGAGAACATTATGATAGGTATGAAAGACAAATTGTTGAAGGCAATACGCCTAAAACACGAAGCGGTAATGGAAACCGCTCTGGTCAATATCGAAGTTTATGAAAACGCAGTCGGTATTGGTGAGCATCCAGATCTCATTGAGGCAGTAGAATCTCAAGTCAAACAATATGTAGAGTCAGCGGAAATCGTTGACGGAATCGATCGAATTCTAGGAGTCTAAAATGGTCTTTACTGTACCCGATGCGGTATTTCGCACACGTGTGCGCGATAATCTTTCAACGGATGTTAATCCGTTTGTTTGGAAAGATGTCACAACCAATGATTTGTTTTCTGGCAAGCGAGTAGTTTTATTCTCACTTCCAGGAGCATTCACACCAACGTGTTCAACGTATCAACTGCCCGACTTCGAAAAGTTGTATCCAGAGTTTAAGGCGAAAAGTATTGACGAGATCTATTGTCTCTCGGTCAACGATTCTTTCGTAATGAATGCATGGGCAAGACAACAGGAGTTACAAAATGTCAAAGTTATTCCCGACGGATCCGGAGAATTTACACGAAAAATGGGCATGCTTGTATCTAAAGACAACCTTGGTTTTGGCATGCGTTCTTGGCGTTACGCTGTTGTTGTCGATAATGGTACAATAGTGAAGTGGTTTGTAGAACCAGGATTCACTGACGAAGCAGCAGATGATCCCTATGGTGAATCTTCACCGCAGAATGTATTGGATAACCTCTAGTCCTATAGTCCCGAGATGACTTTAAACTCGCTCTGGTCGGCGCTAGCACCGGTTCCTGAGTAAGATCTGAAACTGCTCAACCTATTCGGGATTTAGCACAGCTTGGTAGTGCGTCCGCTTTGGGAGCGGAAGGTCGCAGGTTCGAATCCTGCAATCCCGACCATTATAGATATATGTATGAAAACATTATTTTAAATTGGTGGATGTTAAATTGAAGCGATTAGTTTATCAGGTCTGTCTCGGTCAACAGAAAAACTCTAAACTCTACAGTCATTGTATTTCTTCAGTTGCTGATTACTGCAAGAGATATGATATCGAGCATATAGTTCAAACGGTTCCTAAGTTAAAAATAAAACCAGACGTCTTCGCCACAAACAGAAGTAAAGAATCGTATGAGAAGCACGGTGGTTTCCTACCTGTGTACGAAAAAGAAAATGCGTTTGATCTTTGCGACGAATATGACCAAATTGCTATCATAGACGCAGACATTTACATTAGACCAACCGCGCCAAATATATTCGACGAGTTCGGCAAAATAGAACCATTCGGTGCTGTGGTTGAAATGGATATGCCGATCAACGCGCAGTACATGGCAAAAATCAAAAACTATTCCCATATGCAATATCAAAGTATAGCATCCAAAATGCCTATTGACTTGTGGCGTTATGAAACGTCAACAGGATTCGAGTTTATGAATATGGGAATGATACTTTTAAATTGCGAAAGTTTCCGAAAACATTTGAACGGTCAGACGGCAAAACAATTCCTTACTCGTCCAGAGTTCAAAAACTTCGTAGATGGTCAGGGTGCGTGGAAGTGGTCGACTGATCAAACCTTACTCAACTATTGGTTGCGCGATAAAAGAATTCCGTTCAAACGTATGGACTGGAAATGGAATGCGTTGTATACTGCTCTACGGGAAGGAAAGGTAGAGGAATCGTACTTCGTACACTTCTTTCTTAAAGACAAGTTGCCCAATGGCGGTGAAGATGTTGAGGCGTTGATGGGGCAGATATGAACATAATACTACAACACTATACAGGAATGTTAGGGGAGTTAGAAAAACTCTCACGCAGAGCGATCTCGAAATATGCAGAAAAGGTTGGTGCCGAATACCGTCTTATACAAGGTAATTTGTTTCGAGAAAATTTGACCCCTCCTTGTCAAAAATTATTCATGTTAAATGAGCAGTTCGATAAGTACGATACTGTTGTTATGTTGGACATCGATATGTTTCCAAGAAAAGGTATGGATGAAAACATTTTTGATGTTGAAGGCATAGGCATGTATACTGGATATCAGGCAGCATTAAAGAAAAATATGGTTGCTAGATATCCAAAACTTTGCGATGACCGCTATGCTTATTGGGGCGGCGCCATTTACAAGTTGACCCTAGAACAAAGGCAACTGTTGAGACGGGGAATCAATGATTTTGAGATGGAACCTTTTAATCACACTTATCAAGACGAAGGCATCATGCATCGTTTGGCGTGTCTGGCAAGAATCAAACAAGAAGGGCACACCTTACCAGGAGAATTTAAGTGGTGTCACTGCAGTTACAGAGACGGAATAGAAAACTCGGCGATGATTCACATTCGCCCCAAGGTTACTCCGACTGGTCCTAAAAGATCTAAGATAGAGAACTATCGTGCTTTGGTCGAAAGGGATTTGATAGAAGAGTGAAAAACGCAATCTATCAATATTGGAACGGAACACTCAACAGAGCAGCAAAGTGTTCACATGATAACATATCCAATTATTGTAAACGAATAGGCGCGAAACACTTATTTCAATATAACTCTAACTGGTCAAAAACAAATTCAACCTATTACGATGCCTTCCGTCCTGTGTATGATGACGAATTCCAAGAATATGATAATGTCGTTTACATGGATATGGATATCTTTGCTACGGATAACTTGGAAGAAAACATATTTGAAAATGATGTGAAGGATGTAGGAATTTGTGAAGAGGTTTCTCAACCAGAACTAAGGGAGTCTTACACAGTCGGTGGACATATCAACGCCAAGAACGACCGACTTTGGATAGAAAAAGTAAGCAAGATTATACCGTCTTTCGATTTACCAGTAGATCACAAAGGACGCCCCAAGGTTTTCAACTCAGGTGTTGTATATTATACGCGGGAAGGTATACAAAAGTGTAGGGAACACTTCATGCCCTTTGATAAGTATGTTAAGGGTATGGAAGGTCTTGGTCGTTTTTACAAACTGGATCAAAATTATTTGAATGCTATGTTGTTTGATGGCAGTATAGATACTACCATACTCGACAACAAGTGGAATGCACAAGTACACTATGTTGGGCGTGTGCCTAGAACAGTTAATGATGAAAGAAACAATCGCCCCTGCTTAGTGCACGTGCAACTGTCGGGGTCAAATGATTACGACGAAGACAAACTGTGGAGGGTGGTTAATTTACCTGAAAATTTATGGCTTTGAAAGTAAAGTGGTGGACACAACCCCAAAACTTCGGTGATGTTTTAACACCCCATTTATTAGATCACTTCGGTATAAAATACAAGTATGTTGATGACGTCAAGTATGCCGAAGCTCTTTTTATAGGATCTATTGCCAGGCTCGCTTTACCAGGACAAAAAGTTTTTGGTTCCGGTTGTATACGCAAAGATGAAAAGGCAGAACCACGTGCCGTATGGAAGTTTGTTCGTGGTCCGTTGACTCGCGAGAATGTATTAAAACATGGCGGAGAGTGTCCTGAAATTTATGGAGACGCTGCTTTACTTCTACCAGACTTTTGTCCTGCGCCTAGTTTCAAGAAAATCCAAATAGGCATCGTTCCTCACTATCAAGACTGGATCTTTGGCAGCAAATATTCTACCTTTACGCCGATCAATGTGGTGAATGAAAATGCACTCGCAGTGGCAAAGAAAATAGCAAGTTGTGAAAAAATAATTTCCTCTTCCTTACACGGAATTATTGCTGCTCATGCTTATGGTATACCTGCAGCTTGGGTAGAGTTTTCTAAGTTACATGGAGATGGGATAAAATTTCAAGATTATTTTGCTTCTGTTGGAATAAAGAATGCCCCTAAATCTACACCAGAAAAACCGATATACATCGATCCTGGTAAAATTGATCTTGATCCTATAAGAGAGATATTTCATAATGAGTCAGTTTGATTATCTCATCGATAAGATTGATAGAGGCGACTTCAGCACGTATCCATTCAAACACCTATATCTGGAAAATTTTTTATCGAAGGAACACTTCGACATTATACAGTCCTGTGATGAAATCAATATACCCATACAGAAAAATGTTAGAGAGTTGGTAGAAACTCTAATCAAATATGATTATCGCCCAGTTGAATTTCCTGGATGTGTGACCGATATTGAATCTTATATTCGTTATTGTGAAGGCGATAACGTCAGACCTCCAGAACACACAAGAGAACTGACCGAAGGATTTGGTATGTCTATGAGACTTGCGAAATATAGCAGTCACATTGTAAAAGAACTGATAGACTTTCTTAACTCCAAATTTTTTCTTGACACGATTAAAAACAAGTTTAATCGAAAAGGCGAGGTTCGAGTTGAAACAGCAATACAAAAGTATTTGAGTGGGTATGAAATTGCGCCGCATCCAGACATTCGAAAAAAATGTTTGACTTACATGTTAAATATAAACACTTCTGATGATTCTGAAAAACTCAATATACACACTCATTATATGAAATTCAAATCCAATAAGGAATACATAAAAACATATTGGAAAGAAAATTCTAATGTTGATCGATGCTGGGTGCCGTGGGAATGGGCAGAAACTTCTTCGATACAAAATAAAAATAATAGCATAGTGTTTTTTGCTCCAGACAATGACACACTACACGGAGTGAAATTGGATTACGATCATCTACTTTTCCAACGAACTCAAATTTATGGAAACTTGTGGTATACTAAACACTCTAAACTAACCCCTGCCATTTGGAAAAATTTGCCATGATAAACAGTAAGGTTGAGCATTGTAAAACGCTTGAGGAGTTTTACGAAGAAATAAGACAGCAACAAGAAGAAGCGCACGGTGAAGATTACTGCGCGCAACATCTCGCCCTTCAAAAACTCATGAAAGAGTGTCGAAGTTACCGAGAACTCGGAACTCACCAAGGTGGTACTGCCGCATGTGCCATGTTATGCAATCCATCGACAGTTGACCTAGTTGACATCTCGCTTGAAAAATACAACAAGTCGAAACACTTGTTTGAAGAATATGCTGAAAGAAATAACATAAGATTGAGAACGCACGAAATGTCATCGACCGATGTTAATTCCAGAGGACCGTGCGACCTCTTGCTAATCGACTCCCTTCATCATCCTAATCATTTAAACAAGGAATTACATGTACACGCTGACTATGTTCGCAAGTACATCATACTTCATGATACTGAAGTGCTTCACGGAAAACCAAATACTGCGTTGTATCAGGTAGCAGAATTATTCTGCGGTCAAATAAACCCTTGGGTTATCAAAGAAAGAAACAAAAATAACGTAGGATATACTGTACTCGGCAACACTTTGAATACTTAAGATAACGAAGGACTCATAGAATGAAAACTTTTGTCATTACCCTCCCCGATGAATGGGAATCAGAATCTAAGAAGGCAGCACAACGCTGTATCGACTCTATAGAAAAAACGGGCAGTCCTCTTGACGCAACTATCTTTGATGCTACCACGCCTCCTACGATACGTGAGGGAATGTTAGAAGCGTTCGGTAAGCAAGTCGAGTGGACTTGGCCGATAGACGAGAATCATGATGGTTATGATTTGAAGACTGGTCTATATAAAAGAAAGTATGCGGCAAGGGATCATCTTCGTGTTATTTCTTGCGCGTTGAGTCATGCTAGATTATGGAAGAAATGCATTGACATTGAAGAAGAAATAGTTATATTAGAACATGATGCGTTCTTCGTTCGAAAGTTTGATCCAGCAATACTTGACGGTTGGGAATGGGGTGCGGTAGGTTTAAACGATCCACGCGGAGCAACGCGAAAGGCAGGAAAATTTCACGAGATGCTTCAGGCATCAGCAACGGACGCGCCGAAGTTACATAGGATTCCGCGTATCGATGAATCACATGAAGTCTTTTTGCCCATGGGTCTAGCAGGTAATAGCGCATACGTGATTAAACCTGAGGCGTGTAAGGAGCTGCTCGATAAGGTACACGATATTGGTTTATGGCCGAACGATGCGTTGATGTGCTCTCATCTATTTAAATGGTTGAGAGTGATCACGCCATATTATACGCGAGTACAGGGAACACAGTCCACAACGACGAGGTGAAAGTGAAGGCATTTGTAATTACTTTAACGGACTTAGAAGAATCGATGCAGGTCGCTCAACGCTGTATATGGTCTGCTAAGAAATATGGCGCAGAGGTCAAGGTATTTGATGCCGTCCGCGCCATTGACGCTCAGGCAGCGCGTGAGAGCGCAGGAATACCCATCGATGGGTTTCGCGGCAAGTACTCTAGACTGAATAACGTAGTCGCTTGCTTCATGAGTCACTATGCTTTATGGAATCAATGCGCAGAAAGCAACAAGAACATTTTTATTCTAGAGCACGATGCCGTGTTCGTTAATAGCATTCCTACGGTTGACTTTAAAGGATTGCTATCACTAGGCAAACCCAGTTATGGCAATTACCGGAATCCCTCGATGATCGGTGTAAATGAATTAACCTCTAAATTTTATTTACCAGGAGCGCATGCGTATATGCTAAAACCATATGCGGCGAGAGCGTTGATTGAAAAGGCAAAGAAAGAGGCATGTCCGGCAGACGTGTTTCTACATAAAGATCGATTCAGTTTTCTTGAGGAATACTATCCTTGGCCAGTAGAAGCGAAGGATTCGTTCAGTACGGTACAAAACGAAACTGGCATTCAAGCAAAACACCAATACCAAAACGCACCTGATTTATACAAACTGCTATGAAGATTAATTTACTCACCGTCTGTACTGATGTCTACCCGATAGAGTATGCGCGAAAGATCATTCAGCGTGTAGAAGATTTGAGTGACTTTGACATCACACCATACTGTTTGACGGATAGACCTACCGAAGTAGAAAAGTTTGCGACTCCTATCGTGCGGAAAGAAGGCATCAGGGGTTGGTGGAATAAGATGATGTTACACGATCCGGATCTGCCTTCTGGTTGGAATCTATACCTTGATATAGACATAGTCCTGATAAAGAACTTCGATGAAGAAATACAATATGCCATTGACGCAGATAAAAGAATCGCTTGTGTTTCTGACGCGATAGGTTGGATGAATAATAAGTTCAGTTCCTCTATGATGTTATACCGTACAGGCGCACTAGAAGAAATCTATCATAAGTTTCGCAGAGACCTAAGCGCAGACCTGCAGAACTTTAGAGGCGGTGATCAGGTTTGGACTGGTCAATATCTCAAAGATACTGATGTACTATATATTGATGAGACCTATCCCAATCTGAAAAAGAATCTCAAGTTTCACTTGGGCGAGAAGGTCTTCGGGCAATGGATATTCCCTCCGGTCATATCCAACGAGATCAAGATGGTAGATTGCGGAGGAAGACCTAAACCGCATGAATTACCTCATTTGAAATATATTAAACACAATTGGGTGAATGTGTAAATGTCAAAAACAATTCATATCATAGGCAACGGCGATAATTCTGTTCTTTTTAATGACAAATGTAAAGGAACGAGGATAGTTTGTAACCTTCCTCCGTTTGAAGTCAGTAACGTATACGCGACCACCATCGTCGACTTCAAAATGATGAGTGCGATTACCGAAGGTAGCGTAAACTTAGATGGATTCGAATGGATTCTTGGTAATCGTCCAAAGGTGTGGATGGATAACCACCCTATGCTATATCTCAAGAAGGCACCGCTGATAAAAGAGTTCTATTTGACTGTGCCTAAATATGCAGGTAATGCAACCAACTTCAACTGCGGTCACATGGCAACGCATTATGCCGCCAACAGGTTGAAGGGAACAGAGATTCATATGTATGGTTTCGATTCCATATTCGATCACAACATGCGGTCATATACTGACGTTGTCCTTTCTAGCGATCGCAGTAATAATAACAACCACCGTCTTCTAAACAACTGGCGACCTATATGGTTTCATATCTTTAAAGAGTTTCCGGACGTTCAGTTTGTTCTCTACCATAAACACGCGAACTCAAAGATTAATCTTCCCGAGAATGTTGCCGTTAGAAATAGTGTTTGACATTTGATTTTAAATAGTATACAATATGATAAATTATGGAGGAAACTATGAATCATAAACCAACACGTGAGTGGATCATCAAGGAGATGCGCAAAGGTATCGTCGAGTTTTCATTTGAAAAGAAAGACGGCGAACTGCGTGAGATGAGAGCAACACTGGTTAATCAAGTCATGCCTGAAGATAAGATACCGCAGACTGATTATAATGCGATTGCTAAATCACACCCTGACGTTATACGTTGCTTTGACGTTGAGATTAAGGAGTGGCGCTCTTTTAATATCTCGAAACTCAAATCTTATGATGGAATCAAGAAACTCCTATGAGCGATAACTTCTTAAACAAAAAGCGATTCTCTAAGATGATAGAGGACGCTGTTCTTGATAAGAATATGTCATACATGGATGCTATCATCTATCTGTGTGATAAAGTGAATCTTGAAGTAGAGGACTGCAAGAAATACACTTCTAATGTCATTCGCGAGAAACTTAGAGTAGAAGCGATGAACCTCAACTTCATGCCAAAGGAGGACGAACTCCCCCTTGACTAAAGTATTGACGTCTGATTTTAAATCAGTATAATATATGATGTTCGTTATGATTACGTGGACAAAACTTACACACTGTATACAAGGAAAAAATATATGGATCTTTCTAAACTCAAGTCGAAGTCCTTCGACATCTCTAAACTCGTAGAAGAAGCGCAAAAGGTATCTGGCGGCGAACAGAAGTCAGGTAGCGATGAGCGCCAATGGAAACCCACCGTCGACAAGGCAGGTAATGGTTATGCTATTATTCGTTTCCTTCCTGCGCCAGACTCAGAAGTTCCATGGACTCGTTACTGGGACCATGGGTTCAAAGGACCAACTGGTAAGTGGTATATCGAGAAGTCTCTGACTTCTATCGGTCAAACTGATCCGCTTGGTGAGATGAACAGCAAACTCTGGGCAACGGGAACCAAAGAAAATCAGGAAATCGTTCGTCAGCGCAAGCGTCGACTGCACTATGTCTCCAACATTATGGTTGTTAGCGACCCCGCTAATCCTGATAATGATGGAAAAGTATTTCTCTATGAGTTCGGTAAGAAGATCTTCGATAAGATCATGGATCTGATGCAACCATCGTTCCCCGATGAGCAACCAGTAAATCCTTTCGACCTTGACCGAGGCGCTGACTTCGTGTTGAAGATTCGCAAGGTAGAAGGTTATCGTAACTATGATAAGAGTGAGTTCCGTTCTTCCTCTGCTCTGTTCGATGGTGATGAAGGCAAGCAAGAGAAAGTAGCAGACGCACTTTATTCTCTCGCCGAGTTTACTGACCCCAAAGCATATAAGACTTATGCTGAACTGAACCGTAAACTTCTGGACGTTCTTGGCGAAAGCACGGCACGTTCGAACCAAGTAGAAATCGAAGAGGAGTTGGCACCAGAACCAAAGTCAGCAGAACCTGAGGTTCCTACTGTATCCAAGTCCGTTGAGGATATTGCTGAGGTGGAAGATGAAGACGATACCATGTCTTACTTCCAAAAGTTAGCGCAAGCAGACTAATCGGCACTTTGTAGTATAAACCCGCTTCGGCGGGTTTTTTTATCTCGCGCCAAACTGACTTGCGTACCGATCAGAAGTATCAGTTGATGGA